GTGTGATCAAAAGGCCAAGGAGTTTCACCACCGCCATACCCGTGGGCGTACGGGTTTGCGAAGGCCTTGGGGGGGTCCTGTTTGGGGCGGGGTTTTGCAACGGGTTTTGGAGTATAGTGGACAAGATTTGTTGGCACAAACGTCCAATAGGGCTCAAGAGTTGGATCGTAGTCATGTAAATTTACTAAGACCCTCTTTGACATATTTTTTTTTAATCGACGAATCGAAGTCGGCTGACGAGATCAGTGTTGGCTGTGTTTCCCGCTGAATTGTTCATCGAGCGGAAGCCAACGTAGAGAGCGCCGGTTGAGATGTCGGCAATGGTCATTGGGGCCGATTGGCCGAGGAAGACAGACTCCAAGCCTCCAAGCTTGATGTATTCATCTACGGGAACGTATTGAATGTTGGATGGGCCACTTCCAGTCGAGGTAACGAAGTTGGGGGTGGCAACATAGGTACGATCAAGAAGGACGCGGAAGCGATCCATATTGTCGTACTTTGGGGGGCATGTGAAGTCAGGACAAGACTCTACGCCATCTTGCGCTGTAATACCAAAGATGGTATCCCAGGTGGGGATGGCTGCTCCAGAAGGCTGTTGATCCCAGACCACAACCATGCGAACGGAGTTGTTGAGCATAACTCCGGTGGCCACAACAGGCGTGGATTGAATCTGAATATGGCCCTTGATGCGAAGTGACTTCGTGTGAATCTTGCGTCCGATTCGGTTCCATGAACCTGCTCCTTGCTGCACAAGATTGGCGATGAAAATGTTTGCGTTGGTATTTGTGGTGTTGATGACACCAGTGAGAGCCAGGTCTGTGTCCATCCCTTTCTTCTCTCCCATTTGAGCGCGTCTAACAGCTGCAATTCCCACAGGGGCACGTCCGACAAACGCGGCTCTTTGAGCACGCACAAGCTGTTGTGCTTGGCGACCCCTAGCCAGGGTCGGATTTTGACGACGACCTTTAACTCCACGGCGATCCATAATTTTTTGAGTGAACAGAAAAATACCCCTCTTACTTCAGTGTAAAATTGTATTTTTTTTATTGATGATGAAATGCACAGAGTCCATTTGCGCAGTGAGGACAAGCTGCGGCGGGGGGCATTATGATAGGTAAGTCTGGGACTGGGCGTCTCCATCCATTCCAATAAACGATCACTCCGAACTCGTCAAGTCTGCGCTTGAGAGGATTCGTCTCCCAATCGGGTTGATGAGTCTTCTCCTTATCATACCAATCCTGCGGATCCTGATTGGATGTGAACACAAAGGTAGTGGCAACAAGCTGCGCAGAGCTGCCCTTCGTTTGAACACGGAGTTGACCCCAGTCTAAGATAGAGAGGAGTCTGGAGAATGACATCTTGTGACCGTAGAACTCGTCAAAGACAACCACTTCCTCGCCGTCGTAGTCATCCCACCAGTCTCCTCCCGGGTGCCAGTAAGCATCCGGGAATGTCTCACGAACATGTCTTGTTTTGCCACATCCGCTGGGGCCGATATGGACAAACACTTGGGGTTGGGCGTTACGGGGCGGCATCATGATGCGCTTGTAGTTACGGAAACCCTTCTCCCACTTTGTAAATTCGGAAAAATGCTCTTGAGCAATACGCTTCATGGAAGCTCCGGAGTCTAACTTACGTTGAACGGCGACGAGATCGGATCTCCCGCCCTTTTTTCCTGCGTGGGGTATGCGGCGGCCATAGCGGTATGGGCCACCACCATCTGGAACACGAGTTTCTTCCTTGGTGCAATAATTCTCGTTGTCTTGGTCAGAACCCTTGGCGGGTTCTTGGTGTGGACCACCTTCAGCAGGCTCGAAGAGGTCCATCAAAACACGATGAACTGCCGTTCCTCGTTGCTGACGCTCAAATTGTATATATCCTTGAATATGAAGAGCGTTGCTCGGGGGGAGTTCTTCCTGGAACACGAGGTATTGGATTCCGTGCTGGCCCACTACATCCACCTCGAGAGGTATACATGTATGATTATGTACTGTAAAACACCAATGGGTGCACTGAGGACCTCTATCACCCATTGAAAACCCCTCTGCCAAAAATCGGAATTTTTGGCTTTAGGTGCCGGGTAATACTAGTGCCGGCACCTAAAGCCATGAAGTGACCCCCCCTTTTTATGTGTCGGATCGATAGATCTTTGTGTGCTGAATTTTTTGCCACCCCTCGATCGTAAAACAGATAACGCATTAGTGAGAACCGCAATAAAACAAAAATGGATTTTGCCGACGAAGAAAATCGGAATTATTTTTTCATTTTTTTAGAATTATTTTTTGTAAGAGGGGGTGCCGGAAGTATCGGAAAATGAGTGAAGAAGTTCCTAGAGATCTGAGACGTAGTGTTGCTAAAACTATGATTGATATGGTAGATGATAGTGACGAACCCAAGGTATATGTCGGAGCTGCCGGAAAAGCGCCGTACAGTCTCGGAAGTGGATTACTCTCGGATGATGATGAGGACATTGAGGAGGAGGAACAGCCCGATGAGGAGATCTTGGAACACAACAAGGAGTATAAGGCAGAGTATGCTAAGAGACTCCGATGTGATGAGGAGTATTGTGACGGCTTCGAGGCTCACACTCCTGACTTAGCGTCGTATTTCCAGCAGTTTGGACTGCCGAACTTTTCCGTGATAGCCATATGTCGTACTTATGCAAACTATTTAGCTCAGCAGGAGCGAACGAAGTTGCCGAATCTCAGCAAAGTGAAAAAGATTAAAGTTAAAAAATGATTGATTCAAAGTTCATTATCATGTCCGCGTAGTTACTGCGGTTGATATATCTTCGTTGATATCCACCCTCGTAATCTTCCGCTATGTGTTGGAGGACCATGTTGAGTTGTTGATTGGCGTAGTATTTCCAATGGGAGGCTGTCCAATCGGCATTGATAGCATTTCGTATACCAGCCCGATAACGCCCATCACGATAAGCCCGAGTGTGATCAAAAGGCCAAGGAGTTTCACCACCGCCATACCCGTGGGCGTACGGGTTTGCGAAGGCCTTGGGGGGGTCCTGTTTGGGGCGGGGTTTTGCAACGGGTTTTGGAGTATAGTGGA